ATCCGCCGCTGTGGCTAGATAAAAGTCGGGTTGAACAATATTAACGCCGTTAACATTTTTCAATGATCCCATACCTCTTGAAGAAACACCCAATTGAGCGCCGCCTTCAATAAGTTGACGAGCAATTTGACCCATTGGTGTTTCCAAAATCTTTGCTTTACCGATCCATTGATTACCGTCTTCACGCAGACCAACAATCATGTGCGATACACGGTCTAAGTTAATAGTTGGAGAATCTGGATGACCTAGTTCACCAAAAGCACGATGCTTGTTGATGTATTCTTCTGTATAACGATGAACTTCTTTTTTCATCGTATTGTATTCGTATAGACGACCGTTCTTGTTTTTCTTTTCAGCAACAAGAAATGGACCCTCTATGTACAGTTCTTTTTTACCATCTGCACCTTCTGTCAGATAGTTGACTGTTTCATTAATTTCTTTGATTAATTTCATGGAGTTACTCCGTATGGTCTGTAGTTGAAGGCTGATGGATCATTGAATTGGCCACGTTGATACATTGCATTGTCTTTACGCAATTCAATAATCAATGTATATGCACAATTTGCAACCAAACCATATGTGAAAACACCAATATCTCCTGTTGGATTTGGCGCATTGTTCTTAACAGATACAACACCTTGGTCTTCACCGTATTCGCCACACAAGTCCATATTGATGATTGGAACACTTTGTGCAGTATTTGCTGAAGTCCATGACAACTCAAGATAACCTTTTTGTTGTGACGCAATATTGTAACCAATTCTGGAAATTGATAAGTTATAGAATGACAAAGGTGTGTTACTTACACTTTGTGCGGTACCCAATACAGCACCGTTGGCATCTAGTGCACCATAAAGACTGTTTGCTGTGATACGATAACTGTTTGCTTCTTGGCCAGAACCATCAAAATTGGCAGTAAGTTTGATAACTGCCTTTTCTGTGGTGTCTCTCAAGACCTGATATGTGTAAATATTTGCCATGTTTAGTCCTAGTCTTACGGTGTAATGTTGTAAGGTCTGTAGTTGAATGCTGCTGGATCTTGGAATTGACCACGAGCATACATTTGGTTGTTTTTACGCAAAGTAATAATCAAAGTGTATGCGGCATTTGCGACCCCACCTGAAGTCATTACACCAATATCTCCGTTGCCAACCGTGTTTGCAGTGCCAGTAACACCAGAATTATTTAAAATAGATGGCAACTGTTCACCTAAACCAAACTCGCCTTGGCCATTCAAATGTAAAATGGTTGATGAATTTGCATACTGTAATTGTGTATTTGTACCTGCACCATTCCAATATAACTCTACGCCACCAATAGTTGTTGTGGGGAAGTTAACAAAGTATTTAACACCGGTAAGTTGTAAATCGTAATAAGAAAGTGCTGTGTTGCTAAGACTTTGTGCTGAATGTAGTTGTGCACCATTTGCATCCAATGCATAAGCCAAACTGTTTGCTTGAATGCGTGAACCATTTGCTTCTGCTGTTCCGTCATAAAAAACTCCAGTAAGTTTAATGACCGAATCTGTTTGTGTGTCTCTTAATACTTGATATGTAAATTTGGGTGTAGTCATTGGTTTGCCTTATTTGTTTGGTTCAGCAGTCATTACCCAATTGTCATCTGTGTAGGGTACTGTTACATATTTATTAATCTTGTCCACCTTGTACAAAGCAATCTTCTGACCATTAGGAAACATACGAATAGCAGTTCTACGCATTACTAAAACAGCAGGTATATCTCCGCCACCTGCTGGTTTACCTTCTAACAAAGGTTCTTCATCATATACAAATCCTTCAGGCAGCAAAATACCATCGTCTTCTTCAACGATGGTATCTTCTACTGGAAAGTCTTTGAATTGGCGCATCATTTTTCATCTTCAGCATTTTGTGCTTTTTTCATTAAACTATCATATTTACCGTGAAGTTTAGTTCGTTGTGCATCTATATCATCTATATGAGCTTTACTGTGTATTTTTGTGCCAAAACTGTTGGTTTTCATTTTTTTATTAAAAAGGTGGTTACTATATGCATCCACTCCTTTGGCCGCTGTGCGATAACCAAGCGCCTTAATGTTACCGATAATTCCTTCGTCCAATTCATCTTCTTCATGCACACCTTGTTTTCCATATAAAGCATCTTGTGATTTTTTCATTAAACTGTGGTAATTTTTGGCAAATTTATCCGATTTGGCGTCGTATTCAGCTCTGCGGTTTTGGCTATGTACATAGTGGTTGTGGGCATCTCTGGCCGTCGACTTGTTAAAATTGTGCATCATCATCGCATGTGCTCCACTGGCCGCTGTGCGATAACCAAGCGCCTTAATGTTACCGATAATTCCTTCGTCCAATTCATCTTCTTCATGCATACCATGTTTTGGTTTGTCTTCTTCTTTTTTCATGTGCCATTTTTCTTCTTCTTTTTTCATTTTCTTTGCTGGCATCATTTCTTCTTGGTTCAACAAACCTTGAGCAATTTCTTGCTTCTTGGCTTCAATGTGTGCTGTAACACGGTCGTGAATTGCTGCATACAATTCTGCTCTGAAATTAACTGCATCATCTTGTGCTGCGTAATCGATTAGGTCTCTTGACATAGTTTCCTCCAATATGGTGTTTATTTATTGATCCACTTTAGATGGATTCTTTTCCTTACTTTGATCCAATTTCATATCCAAATCATTTTGATGTTCTGCACCATCCATTTGGATTTGTGACAACATCTGTTGTTGTGCAACATCATTTGTAACTGCAACTGGCAAACCAATACCTGCTTCTTTTTCTTCTTCAATCTCACCTTGCATAATCTTGATTTCATCATCATTCAAACGCAAAACATTACGTTGAATCCATGCTTGTGAGAAATAACGGCCAGTATATGGGTCAACTGAAGCCAACAATTGCAGTCTTTGGGTCATCAGTTCTGCTTCTTTAAGTTCAGTGAAGTTGTTGTCTTTAATGAAGTTATAGTGAATGTGTTCTTTGAATTGTTTCCATTCATCATCGGTACAAACACCTTTAAGAATCAATTGTACTCTTAGTGCTTGATGGAACAAGTCAGAGAATTTGTTACGCATACGAGCAACAAACTTGGCAAACTTTAATTCATCTCTAGTAATTTCACCAACACGGCCTAGAGAGAACCCGGATTGGTTAGGATCAAGTCTGGAGACTGGAACGTTCAAAGACTTATACAGTTTCTTCTCAAAGTATTTAACGTCTTCCAACTCACCTAGGTTCTGTCCACCTGGTAATGTAGTAATCTCAGTACCTTTGCCACCTTCTCTACGTGGTAACCAGAAGTCTTCCATCATGGACAAGAACTTACGGTCATCACGGACTTCACCTGTGTTTGCATCATATACAAGTTTGTTTTTATACTTGACCATAATGTCACGTAGGTATTGTTCTGCTTTTAGTTTTGGTAAGTTACCAACGTCAATATAGAAAATTCTACGTTCTGGTGCACGTGAGATACGATAGATAACTGTCGCATCTTCAATCATACGCAACTGGTTTAGCGGCTTGATTGCTTTGTGTAAGTAAGATAGAACAACCGCACGGCGACTATCCATAAGTCCACTAACCACAGAAATAACAGAGTCAGTAGTAATTCTGGTGCCAACTGGCCCATAATTTGTAGAAGTACCAGAGGTAACTTTATCATTGTAGATGTAATATTCATTAACAACATTCATTACCTCTACGCCGGTGCGTTCATCTTTTTGTTTTTTGATTTCACGAATCTTACGCATTTTGCGTGGATCAACGTAACGCAGTTCTTTAATACCAGCAGTTGGATTTTCTTTATCTACAATGATGTGGTAATATAATTTACCATCAATATAATATCTGCGGAAAATATCTTGTGCCATGTTGGTATAGTTCAACATACGCAAGATTTGGTGGAATTCCGCTTTGATTGCTTTCTTAATCTTATCTGGTACGTTTAGGTCATCCAGAATAAGTTGAATGTTCTTGCCATCATCGTCTTGGCAAATGGCTTCATTGACAATATCGTCAATTGCTGATTCAATTTCTGGTTGCATTGCCATTTCACGGTAACGAGAGATAAGTTCTACCTCGTTTTTTGCAGTACCGTCTAAGTCAACATAAGTGCCATAATAGGCAGCAGAAGTAATCGTTAATGCACCATCATCGCTCGGTGGTGGACTGAACGATTGTTGGGTGGATTGGTTTTCTTCTTCCTCTTTGCGAGAAATAGTAAAGCCAAAAAGACTAAACTTTTGTGCCATATTTTTTTAATTCCGTTTCAAATAAATCATAAAAGAGAGGACCGAAGCCCTCTCTTATGTATACAACAAAATTAACTTGTTGTGTTGCTTGTCCAGTATTGGTATGCAAATGTCACGGTAAATTCTTCAATACTGTCGTTTGTGCCCCAATCTAGGTCAATTGGAGACAAGTCAACGGGGAACATACCAACAAATCCGTAAGACTTGATGACACCAGCAGCACCAGCTGTTGCTGACTTGCTGTATTGATTTACTGTTGCATTGATTGCATATGGTTGACCACCAGAACCACCACCGATAACGGGTGCAGCCAATCTCAAGTTACCTTGGTTACTATTGATTGAGTTCATCCATGATTCGATTGAGTTACGAACGCTGAAGTTTTCATCGTTGATAACTGTTACTGTCCAGTCTGCAAATGTTCTGTTGCCAGCAAACTTTGTTTCACGACCAAAGTAATACAATGGAACTGTACCGATTGTTGAACCAGGTAGTTGAGCAGCTTTACACAAGAAAGAAAAAGGTTGGCCTGATTGGCCAGCCCCACCTGGTAAACCTGTCATAACAACTTGGAACAAATTTGGACGTGCGCCGTCATTTTGTAACGCACTTGTAAATTCGCTAATTTGAAAAGCCATTTTATTCTCCTATTTGTTGTTATTTATTACGCTGTGGTATTGGTAATTGTAGAGAATGTAACACCAGTACCAACTGCAACAAAGTTCAACTGAATAAAGTTGATAGAACGAGCAGGCTGAATGTAAATGTCACCAACGAATTGGTTAGCATTAACAACAGATGGAGTGTTGTTTGTTGCATCACACACAACTTGGAATGCTGTAATACCACGTTGTGCTTGAACTTGTGTCAAGAATGGAGTGATAAGAGCAATAAATTGTGCTTGTGTGAAAGCATCGTTAAATTCAAACAATGAGAATTTAGCTGCTTGTGCAATTGCTTGTTCAAGAACAATAAACAATCTACGAACATTGATGCGGTCAAACGCAGATGGTTGAGATTGCAATGTTTTGTCACCAAACAATACAGTACCTTGGCCAGGGAAAGATGCAATTGGGTTAACTGCAAGTGGATACAACTGGTCACGAATTGCTTGTGTTTGGTTGAACGCCAATTTAATAACGTTCTTGATAACACCACGATTGTAACCTGCTGGAGACCACCATGGAGCATTGTTG